GTCAGAGATCAAGTTGTTCCGCAGCATCGCCAAGGTGCCAGCGAGCAATACAGTCGAGGAATTCAACCGTTTGGTGAGCTACAGCCGCGCTGGCAGCCGTCGCTTCAACATGGGTTGGATGAGTGAGGGAGCGCTTCCAGAGGAAGAAGACAGCACTTACGAACGTGTAACGGTGCTCACAAAGTATCTCGGAGTTGTGGGGAGGGTCACACACGTGGCCAACACCATCCGGGCTGCTCATGGCAACGTGATCGCGCTCGAAACCATGAACAAGACGATGGATCTTCTCAAGAATCTTGAGAACGCTCTGTTCTTCGGAAACTCGGCGCTCATTCCTGAGCAGGTCGACGGCTTGGAGAAGCTGATCACCGACGCCGCGCCCGATAACGTCGTCGACCTTCGTGGCGCTTCGCTCACTGAGAGCGCGATGAACGACATGCTGCTTCAGATTCGTCAGAACTACGGCATGGCGACCGACGCGTACTTCAGCGCCGGGGCATTCGCGGATCTCTCGAAGCAGGTCTACGACCGTCAGCGGTTCGCACTGGCGCCGGCTCCGGGCACGCTCGGAACCACCGTCACGGCTTTTCAAGGCCAACACGGGAAGATCAATCTCCACGACCATGTGTTCTTCGAGGACGACCAGTCCGCGTTGTCCGGTGGTCTTGGCGATGCGTCGAAGGCTCCGCTCGTCCCGACGATCACCGTGGCTCCGGCCGCGGCGGCCAACGCGGCTTCGCAGTTCGTTCTGGCTGACGCCGGCACGTACATCTACACCGTCGTGGGTGGAAACAAGTACGGGCTCAGCCCGTCGCTCGACTCGGCTTCGGTCGCAGTTGTCGCAGGCGATCAGGTCACCTTCACGGTGGGCGACGGTGGCCAGGGCACCACGTTCTACGAAATCTATCGTAGCGAGGCAGGCGGTGCGGCTTCGACCGCCAAGCTCATGACTCGCGTCGCGCGCACTGGCGCAACGCAGGTCATTACGGATAACAACGACGACATTCCAGGCACCACCAAGGGCTTTGTTTTGCAGCAAAACCAGCGGTCAATGTCATGGGCTCAGTTGTTGCCGATGACTCGGGTGCCTCTCGCAACCATCGATACGAGCATAAGGTGGGCACAGGTAGTCTATGGTGCGATAAAGCTCTACACGCCCGCACGTAACATCGTGGTCAAGAACATCGGCCGCGAGCCGGGCAGCCTGTAACACAGGAAGCCCATAGCGAAAGCTGGTAGAACGGGGGCGAGCGGGCGTGTAGTTCGCTCGCCCTTTCTACTTTTCGGAGGGAAAAAGGACCATGAAGATCAAAAATGAGAACATGGCAGGCACCACGATGGGCTTGCGATACGGCGACGGTGCAGTGACCGGGGACGAGAACGGGGTCTTCGATGTGCCTGAAAAGGACGCCGAATTCCTTCTGAGCACACCGGGGTGGAGCAAGCTCAAAAAGGGCTCTCCCTTGAGCGGAGCGACGGTGCAGCCTTCGATGGCCCCAGCGGCCGACCCAGAGCCCGAAGCGCCTGAGACGGCGCCTGAGACGGCCCCAGAGGACGATGGCGGGGGCGATGAGGGGGACGACGGGGAAGACGCAACCGAAGGCCCGGATCTGGACGCGATGACGAAAGCGGAGCTGGTCGCGACTGCCGCGGAGTACGGCGTCGACGTGGACGCGCACGCACGCAAAGACGAGATCAAGGCCGCACTTGAATCTGCGCTCTTCGAGGACGAGTAAATGGCCGCCCATGCAAATGATCTCCGCTACTTCTACGCGGAGACCCTAGGCCAGTCCGTTCAAGTCACGTGCCCTTCGGGGGCCACGGTCGAGCTGGACGAGCCGTTGACGCCGGGTCGATACCAGATCCGGGTCGTCGCGTACGGCGGGGGTGACCTATGGGCCAAGCAAGGTCCGTACGGCAACGTGACGGCGGAGAACGACGAGCCTTCGACGCAGTTCGTAGGTCACACGGATCTAGGACACCTCAACTACCCGCTCATGACCATCATGGTGCGCGGTGAAGCCGACAATGGTTTTTCGTTTTTCGGGGACGGCGGTACGCCCATCGTACAGGTCACCAAGGTCTCAAGGGATAAGAGCTAATGCCGCGCGCGAAACCAGGAACGCCTACAACCGCCAAGGTCCAGACACCAATTGAGATTGCTCCGGTGCCCGAACGGGTCGAGATCGAAGTGACGCTTGATCAGGAACAGCTTCACAGCGTCAAGATCATGCCTACGGCTAGCGGGCTTAGCGTCGTTTGCAATTGGGCCGAAGGCTACAAGGACGACCAACAGAAGTTCCGTCCAGTCAAGCGACAACGGAACGTCTTTGTGGGTGAGGCGTCGCTCGATGCGCCGTGGGCCGCATTAGAGGCTGCACTGTGGGCGTTGATCGACGCCGGGAGTGAGTGATTGATCCGAAGGCGAGCATGCGCCCATATCGCAAAGTCGATATGGGCACAGAGCTTCAAGAGCATGACGGGCGGCTCAAAAAGCTCGAAAGGCTCGAAGCCCAAGTGCGCGTCTTTCAAGGATTGGCGGGCATGCTTCTCGTGACGGTTTTGGGGCTCGTGGCGAAGGACTGCCACGCCAGAGACGCGGAGACGATCGAACAAGCGGGGATCAAACAGAGCATCGAACACCACGTCAGACAGCCGCACAACGTGGAGAAGGGCACGATCAAATCGATGCAGACGATCGACGAAGAGCACGGCGAACGGCTTTGGACTATTGAGAAGCGCCTCTACATCAAACGGAAAAAGTGAAGCACGAAGTCGTCATTCCAGAGGATATTGAAATGCGGCTTGCGACCGAAGCCGACAAGCGGGGTATGTTCGTCAAAGAGCTGATCCCTATCATCGTCGCGGAGTATTTTCAGATGTGGGACGACCTAGAAAGTGGCGCTGCACTTTTGAAGGGGGATGCGCCAGAATGAGTGTGGGGGGATCATGGGCCAGGTAAATCCAATCGATGCGGCGGAGAACAGCGGCATTGACACCCGCGCGCAAGGGAACGTCATTCGCGTCACCACGAATGACCCGAAGATCGCCGTCGCGATCGAAGCGGGCTATGAGCGCTTGTCAGTCGAGCGCAGCACCGATCAGGGGCTCACGTACGAAGAGATTTCGCACGCCTCAGAGCGGCCCGTGCTCAAGGCCGATCAGTTTGTCTATGAGTTTTTCGACCGCTGCGGCGACCCCGGCTATCTCTACCGCACGCGCTACGTAGGCACGATCAAGGGCGAGAAGTATTGCACGGACCCCAGCCCTTCCATGCTTGGCGCTGGCTTGGCGGTGCGCAATATCCTTACGGTTGAACAGCTCAAGAGCCGCTATATGTTCGGGCTCGACCTGACGAATGACAAAGGCGAACCGCTCGAAGACGGCGTGTACCTTTCGTACATCATGGCGGCGCTACGCGGCTTCGAGAAGCAGGTCGATATCCCGCTCTTGCCGACCACGTTTGTCGAGAAGCACGACTACTACCGCCACGACTATCACGCGTTCAACTTCATCCACTTGGACAATACCCCGGTGATCAGCATCGAGGAGTTCCGGGTGCAGTACCCATCGGGGCAGAACGTCATCGTTTTCCCCGGCGAATGGGTTCGCTTAGACAAACTCGAAGGGCACGTGCGGATCGTGCCGACGAGCGGCACGCTCTCTGAGATCCTTGTCGGCCAAGGCGGCAGTTTCTTGCCGGCGATCTACAACGGGCTCGACAACCTTCCGCACCTTTTCGAAGTGAGCTACACGGCCGGCTTCGAAGACGGGAAGATCCCCGCCGATATCATCAACCTGATCGGCATGATGGCGGCCATCGGCCCCTTCCACATCTTTGGCGATCTCATTGCCGGCGCGGGCATCGCGAATATCAGCCTGAGCATGGACGGGCTGAGTCAATCCGTGGGCACCACTAGCTCCGCCACCAACTGTTTGAGTGGTGACTCGATTATCTACACGGACGCGGGCGGGACACCGCTGCGCGAGCTAATGGGGCACCCCTTCCGCATCTGGGACGGCGAAGACTGGTATGCCGCCGAAGCGGTCGAGACCGGCGAGCGCGAGATCGCCGTGACCCAGCTCCGCGGCGCGGGGACACTACACACGAGCCCTGATCACCTTTTCCGCGTACTCGAAGCCGATGGGAATTGCGTGTGGAAGGCGCAGCGCGACCTACAGCAAGGCGACGACGTGCTCTTGAACCCCCCGAACACCCAGCGCGAAGAGCGGCTGTATCCGCGCGCGCCAGTGGTCGAAGCGTGGGCCACCGGCAAGCGGGAGCGTATGTTTGACGTGAAGGTGGACAACGATCGGCACTTGTTTTTCGCCAACGGCATGGCGGTCCATAACTCCGGCTACGGCGCACGGGTGGGCAACTACCTGAAAGAGATCAAGGCCGCGATCCCGATGTACAAGCAATGGTATCGGGGTCTCAAAATGACTTGGGCGTAGCGACGGCCCGACGTATAAACGGGGCATGGCGGTTTCCCCCGGCTCCCTAATCACCACGTCACGTGGGCTCGTCCCCGTGGAAGCACTCACAGACGCCCCCTTCGAAGTCTGGACGGGCCAACGCTACGTGCCCGCGCGT